AATATAAGTATCTTTCTTTTAAACAATATATCTAATGAGAAAACTAAAGGAATTAAAAGAAATTCACAATATTTTTGTTGAATCTATAACAGATCTTGATAATAAAATTCAGCTACAAATGAAGAAAATAAAATTAGAATATCAAAAAAATGTATCTGAAGAAAAAGTTAGATTGTTAATAGAAGTTTGTAATGGTGAAGGTTTAGATTTTAGTATAATTAAGAATAAATATTTAAAATCTAAAGAATATAATAATTTATCTGAAAATGAATCATTAAAGAGCAATGAAATTAAAGAAGAAGATTTACTTGATAAAATAACTTTTGGTGGAAAAGAGTATTATTATGAAGCCAAAGAAAAAGGTTTAGTATATGATTTAAATTCTAAACTGGTTGGAACTTTTAAAAATGGAAAAATATTTTTAAATTAAATTAATTAATTGAATCATTCTAAGAGTTGATTTTTTTGACCATTTATATTTATTCATAAATTGATTTATATTAGAATCTGATAATTTTGTTCCTTTAAAAGTATCAATAAATGATTTAAGATCTGTATATCCACCTAATAATAAGTTACCTTTTGAATTGAATTTATTTAAATAAATTTGAGGAAATGTTTGTATTTTATTGTTAATATACTTATTTTTTTCTATTTGAGAAATCCAATGAGTCTGAGAAGGTATTTTATGTGATTGTATTAATTCATTTGCTGCTATTGAATAACCACAATTTTGGAGTAATATTAATTTAAGAGAATAATTACTCATTACTATATATATATATTTGATATAAATTATATTAATATAATTAAAGAATATTTTCTATTTTCAACTAATAATGACTGGAGGATTAATTCAATTAGTAACTACAGGTATCCAAGATTCACCAATTATTGGAAATCCAGAAATTACTTTTTTTAAAACAATGTATAGACAACATACAAATTTTTCATTATGTCAACATGAAAGGAACATTGGAACAATTAATTTTGATAAAGAATCATCAAAGATTATTGAAAAAAATGGTGACCTTTTATATAATCAAATTTTTAGAATTGAAATACCTTATTTTGATATTATGAAAAAAACCATTCAACAAACCCAAAATATTTTAATGGATACAGGTTACAAAAATGGTTATAATTTTAGTAAATTATCAGTTAATTTTATGAATTCTTACTGTTTGATATATTATTTGGAGAATAATGATTCTTGGTATATAATACCTGAAAATTTATTTAAATTATCATCTTTTACATCATTTAAATCTTTAATTGAATCTATTGAACTTACACCAAATTTACTACCAGATTATATTCGTACATCAGATTTAAATCAATTTGTAACTAATTATCAACTAGAAGACAATGATAAATCATCAATAATAAGTATTTTACGAATTACATCTAATTTCTTTGAACAATTTTGGATAGATTGGGTAAGTAAAACCGATGATATCAATATGTTAAATCAATTGATTACAATCAAAAGTTTTTATAATAAATTGAATTTATTTTTGAAAAAAAGAATGTTTGATATTTATTATTTAAAAAACAATTATTACAAAAATCAGGATTATTTTGATTTTTCATCTAATGTTTCATCAGAAGAAATTATAATTAAAACAGAAACAGAAAGATATTTTGAACATTTAAATTCAAATATCAACGAAAATTTAAATTTTGACATTGATATGGCAAAAAAATATTGTAAAGATAATTTATATGATTTTAATGATTATAAGAAAAATATTTTAATTTATAATTCATTATTAGTTTTATCTTTAATAAAATTATTATATTCATCATCAGAAATTTATACTTTTTGGAATAAATATGAAATTGATCAAGAAAATTTACCTAATTTAAATATAAATTTGAACGATTCAAATATTCAGAATGAATGGAAAGAAAATATTAATAAAATATTAAATGATACAATAGGAATAACATCATTAAAAAATCCATTATATGAAAATTTAATAAATAATTATTATAAAATAGAAGAAAAAAATAAAGAAAATTTCAAAGATACTTTTAAACAAATAGAGGTTTATGGAATATTTAAAATAAAAAAAATATATGCATCTTTAAAAATATTTATGGATAGATTTTTACTAATACCTGATTATCAACTTAATTTTAATAATGGATATATTAACAATAGATATCCTGATAATAGTGTAAAACAATTTTATTTGCAAAATAATTATGATGAATTACTCAATAATGAATTACAAAAATATCCAAATTTAATATCTGATCAAAATAAATTAAGTAATATAGAGAATAAAAATTTATCTCCAGTTGATATTCAAAATATATATGGAGTTATTGCTGAAGAAGCATCTAAAGTTTTATTTAATTTTGTAAATTTTGATCTTGGTTTAAAATCATTAATTGTTTTATGGAAAAATTGTGTCATAAATAGATTGTATAAAAGATATTTAGATTATAGTTCATTTGGAAATAAAAATGAAGGATTAACTGATTATGGAGGTTCTAGATTATTAACTTTTTATTATTCTTTGAATTTAACAAATTTATATAACTTTAAGGAATTTTCAAATTCATTCTACGAAATGTTTTATAAAAATAGTTGGATAGGAACATTAAATTATAATATTAATGATTTTTTAAAATTAAAAGAAAATATTAATTACATAAATTTACATACATTAAATACAACAGATTTTACAAATATTAATACAAATAATAATTTTGTTAAATTAAATATTTCAAATAAATACACTTATCAATATTTAGTTGACCAATATGATAATTATAAATATTTGATGGAACCATTTGATAACTATGATAAAAAAAATTACAAAAAAATAAGATTAGAATTGTCTACTAATAAATTATACTTAAGATATGATAATTTTTATGATGAAAACAGTCAAATAAAGTTATGTTTATTACATAATTCTAATACCAATAAACAATTAAATTTAAATAATTATGAAGGATTAGGTAAATATGATAAACTGGAATTATCATGGTCTTCATTAGAATATAAAATAATAAATAATGAAAGAAATTTTAATAGTTTATATCTTGTATTTAGTGATGTAAAGTTAATTATTGATAAAGAAAAAATAAACATATCAGACTATTTAAATCAAAAAAAATTATTATTAAATAATTTATTATTTGAAATGGATGTAAATTATGAAACATTTGTTCCTATTGTTTGTTTTAGTAATGAAACAATAAATTATCCTAATATTGAAGTTAAAAAATATTATTTATTATCAAAATATAACAATAATAAAATAAGACTATTAAATATTGAAGAATCAGGATATGAAGTTTCAATCGATAATTCTGTAGATAATGAAAACAATCTTAAAATATTAACAATTAATTACATTGATCCAAATAATAAAATAAATCCTCCTATTTATTTAAAATGTAGTGTTGAAGATTCAAAAACAAATTATAGTTTAGACATTGGAACATATATTTACAGAGTAACATTTTATAATTCAACCGAAGAGTCATTATTAGGAGAAAGTGTTAAAATTACAATTACTGAAAATAACAAGTTAATAAAATTAGAAGAAATTCCTATATCACTAAATTTAAATGTAATAGGTCGAAGAATTTATAGAACTAAAGTAAATGGTGATAAATTTTATTTGTTAAAAGAAATAAATAATAACCAAATCACAGTTTTAATAGATGATATTACCGATAATAAACTAGGTATTGATTATAATATTGATTCATCAATTAAATATATAAATATTGCAGAAAATAAAAGTCTAGTTACAAAACAAATTGTAAATTTGGTTAAAAACGATAATTTTTTCATTGTTAAGGATTTAAATGGTAAAAATATTATTTTACCAAAAAATTATGATAATATTTTAGATATTTACATAGAAGTAATTGATTTAAATAAAAATAAAGATAAATTTAAGTTGATTAAATCTAATGATTATACTATGGAATCAAACGGTACAATAAAGTTAAAAAATGAATCATATGATAAAAATTATCTTTATTGGTTAGTAAACAGTAAAACATATCAAGAAAATATTAAATTACTTCCAAATCAGAAAAATGTTCCTTTTAAATCTACTGCTTTTAAATTAATTAATTTTGAATCCGATACTATAGATTCAATAGAAGCAGGTTTATATAAATACAAAATAAGTTTTTACAATACAATAACAGAAGAAGAATCATTATCATCAAATGAGATATCAATAAATATACTAAATAATAATCAGATAAAAATTAGTGATTTTTCTCCAATATTTGACAAAACATTTAATAGTTGGAAAATTTATAGAACCAAAAAAAATGGAAATATTTTTTATTATCTTGATAATATAATTGAAACAGAAAACAACTTATATATTGATAAAAAAAAAGATAATGTATTAAATAATGAATATCAAAATGTTAAATTAAGAATAACACAACCTATAAATACACATCTAATTAATAATTTTACCAGACAATTATTTTTAACTGTTGAATATCCAAATTGGCAGACTGGAGCTGATACATTAAAATATAAATTAGAAGAAGGTACTTATAAATATACTATAACATTTTTAAATATTAATATTAATGAAGAAACAAATGAAGAAACAATAACAGAAGAAACTATTAAAGGAAGTGAAACAGCTATTAATATTTATGTCCCAAGAAATTTAATATGGATGTATTATTCTAAACCCACTGGGAGAGTTAAAATTACTATTCCTAATTCCAATAATCCAAATGTTACACACATAAATATTTATAGAACCAAAGTAAATCAAAATGACTTTTTCTTATTGAAAAAATGTGAAATAAGTAAATTAAATTTATATGAATATATAGACAACGAAATTGATGAAAATTTAACCGTTCCAATCCCTCCTTCAAATATAAAAATAAATACTTATAATATTTTAAAAATATTAAATACAGAAATAACTCCTAATTTACATTCATTTATTTCTCATTCAACTGATTTAACATTTGCAAATGAAAAACATATTTCTGATTTAAATGATTATCTATTTAATAAGCCATTTATAATGTTAATTAATGATAAAGGTCCTGATATTTTTAATAGTTTAAATTCTCTAAAACAATCCTTACAAACAACAAATGCTTATTTTTATAATGTACCATTTAAAATTAATTCATCTTCAATTATTACAGTTGATAATAAAAATTCATCATATCTCATACCTTTGTCTTCTCAACAGTTTTTTAATAAAACAGATTCAAAATATTATTCAGTCGATTTAAAAAACAATTTAATAGTAGAAACCCAAGATGAACAGATAATTCAGAAATCATTTAATCCTGCATTTGATGAATTTAATATTTCAAATATGTTTTTAAACTCAAATAATTATTCATACATTTTAATTGATCAAATATTAGAAAAATTCAATGATGTGATTATTGCAAATCCAGAATTTAAATTATTAGTTAATTTAATTGATAATATTAACAATGAATTTATTAGTATTAAGTCTATTTTGGATTATAATAATTTATTTGGTTTAACTACTAAAAAAATTTTAGTTAATTTAAAAAATATTAATAAAGTATCTGACGCTTTTAATGATAAAATATATAATATTGACTTAATATCTTATTCAAATTTAGACTATATAAAATATTCTCATTATGCACTTGAATTGAAAAATAATGAAGTAAAAGATATTAATAATATAAAATTAAATATTTATGATAGTGATGTAAATTTAGCCAAGTTAAAAATAATATCACCAGTTTATCAATATTATGATGCAAACAAAAAAATATCAGTAAATTTAAAAGACTATTTAAAAAATGTTAGTTCTTTTTTTAAGGAACATATAGAATTTATCAATAAAAATTTAGATTATTTGAATATAACAGATTCTAATAATTATCAAGAACAATTTTTATCAACTAATGAAATAACCCAACATAAATACAATAATTTTTACGAATATGATAATACTGATAATCAAATAAATTTGTTACATCCAATCATTGAAAAAACTAAAATATCAAAAATTAATATTAAAACTGATAATTTAATTACAATTAATAATTTTAGTATAACAAGTGATAAAACAATTACAACAAACGAATTTAATGAAAATATTTTGCAAAATAATTTTAATGATTCTAAATTTAAATTTGAAAATAGAAATGAATATAAAACAGATAAATTTAATTATTTAGGATTGTGTCATATTGATAATAATTATGAAGTTAATTTAGATGATAAATATATTGTTTCAAATGGTATAAAATATTTTCAATTAGATGATAAAAAAATATATTTAGGTACAGCTGATAATACTTTAGGAAGATATTATTTAGGTAAAAATAATAAAGAAAATAAACTTTTGGTCTCTTCATTTTATTGTTCAAATCCATATGAACTAAAATTCGGAGATTCAAATTTATATTTAGAATTAGAAAACACAGAAGGGTATTATTATAAATTAAACATTATGTGGGATAAATATAAAGAAATCACATTGAATGAAGGTAATGTTCTACCGAATCCATCACAAAATCAATATAATTATTTTAATAATACATCTGATAATTTATTATATTATTCAGATGGAACTAATTGGATTCCAAGTCCAAAAATAGTAAATGCAATAATTAAAGTTAGTAATATACCAAATTATTTAAATAAAGTAGTTTTAATTCAAAATAGTGGATATTTTATTTGGGGAATACAATCAAATCTTAATATTGAGTGTTTATTTTATATTAATAATATTTATCATGAAGGAATATTAGAAAATAAAAATAATAATAGTGCTACTTTATATTTAAAAACTAAATATGTAATTGATATTAATTTTAATGAATTATTTTATTCTAATAATTTAAAGAGTCAATTAATTAAAAATATTACAGTTGAAGAATTTAAATATTTTAATTTTGAAAAGAAATTTAATAATTTGTTTGATTTTGATTATTTTAATTTTGGTAATAAATATTATACTTCAAATGAAATTATTAAATCTACAGCACCTCAATATACTTATAAATCAAATCCACAATTTACTAATGAAACTTTAACAACGATAGATTCATTTTTATATAATAAAATATTTATGTATATTAATTCAAATGATTTAAATGATTTTACTAAGATAACAGCTAATAATGGAGATTTAACAGTTTTTACTGAAATAGAAGCAGAAGAAAGCCCGATAGAACTTAATTCAATAGTAGAACCAAAAAAATATGGATTTTATATCTATAAAAACAAGTTGTCTAAATTTGGTGTTTGGAATGAAATTGTACCAATAGTAAGCACAATAGCAGTTGTGTCAATTAATCAACCTGTTATTAATGGACTTTATATATATCAAGACAAGTTGTTTAAATTTGGTGAATGGAAAGAATTAGATGCAATAGTAAGCCCGATAGCAGTTACTTCAATTAATCAACCTATTTTAAATAAATTTTATATATATAATAACAAATTATTTAAATTTACAGGTACTTGGAATCAAATAATACCAATAGAAAGCACAATAGAAGTTGAGTCAATTGATCAACCTATTATTGATGAACTTTATATATATCAAAACAAGTTTTATACATTTAAAGGTATTTGGAATGAAATAGTAGCAAATCAAAGCCAGATAGCAGTTGAGTCAATTGTTAAACCCATTATTAATGGTTATTATATCTATCAAAACAAGTATTTTAAACTTAAAGGTACTTTTAATCTAATAACAACTGGACATTATAGAATAATTTCAAAAACATCATATAATAATGAATTTTATATTATCAATTCAAATGGATTTATAGTTTTGATTATTATAAAAGAGAATGAATATATTTTGAATAATAATAAATTATATAAGAGAGTTAAAGATAATAATAATAATAATTATATTTGGAATATAATTTCATCTGGAAACTATTTAATTAATTCAAATAATCTTTTGTTCAATAATAAATATTGTTCAATATTTAATGATCAAATTATTAAAAATACAGTTCAATGTTATAAAAAAAGTGATTTTAAAAAAATTATTGCCAACAATGGAGATTCAACAAATAATAATATTGGTTCTAATAATGATTATATAATTGATAATAATAATTTATTTAAAAAAAGTAATTCAAAATGGAATTTAATAACGAATGATACTTTTATAATTAAATCAAATAACTTAGATTTTAATAACAAAAAAGTACAAATTAATTTAATAGATTTTATAGAAATACAAGCAGAAGAAACTATTTCAATAACTAATTCACCTACTTCTAATGGTTACTACATCTATCAAAACAAATTGTTTGAATTTACAGATAATTGGAATCAAATAACAACTGGATTATATAAAATAGAATCAACAAATAATAATTATAATAATCGATTTTATTTAATTGAATCAAGTGGTCTTTTAAATCAAATATATAATAGTTTAATATTATATGATAGTAACTATAAAAAAATAGACTTTATTTCAATTTCTGCCAATGAAGGAAATATTTGGAAAAGTAAAGTTATATCTAATAGTTATATAATTTTCGATAATAAACTTTATATTGGTGTAGATAAAGAATGGAAATTAATATTAGGAGGTTATTATAAATTTCAATCTAATATTAATTTTTGGAATAATAAATTTGTTAATATTAATATTGATGGAACTATGAATGTAGTAAATAATTTCAATCAAATAACAGCCAATAATAAAACAGAAACAGTATCTGAAAATCAATATGTAATTGATAATAATTTATTATATCAAAAAATTGGATCTCAATTAGTTAAAGTAAAATCAGATTTCTATTTATTATTATCAAATAATTCAAATTATAATTCTAAATATGTTAAAATAACTGATGGAAAAATTAACATTGTTTCAAATAAATTATCAAAACCTAATCAAAATAAAGTTACCGTAGATTTATTAACACCAATGACTATAAAAAATTCAGTAGTTTATTCATATTATCAAGATTATGAATTTTCAAAAAAATTAAAAGATATTGATTATGATAATTGGATTTTACTTATTGATACTGATATATTAACTAAAAGACATTTTATGTTAAAAGTAAATGAAATTAAGAATAAACAAATACCATGTGCTAATTATAACATATGGATTTTACCAATGAAAAATTTACCAATTATTAAACATTCAAATCAAGATATATCAATAAATCAAAATGGTGAAATAACAAATTTGAATAATTTACAAGATTATTCATACTATTTAATAAAATACAATAATTCTAGTTATATTTATTATTTTGAAACAGGTAATTCAATAATTCCTAATGATATTAATATTCAATATAACTTGAAGGCACCTCAAAATCAAACTATTAATATCAGAGAAATATTTATAATAAATAATGATATATTTAATACTGATTTTAAACAATTAGTAAAAATTTATGATACTCTAAAATTTAAAGAAAATTTTATTAATAAAGAATTACAATTATCAGTAAACCAAATTATAGCAAATAAAGGAACATCAACAGATAATACTGTAGGTAATAATAATGATTACATAATTGACTATAATAATTTATATCAAAAAATAAATTCAGAATGGAATATTGTAACTAAAGGAACATATTTAATTAAATCAGATAATTTAGATTATGATAACAAGATTTTAGAAATAGACTATCAAAAAACCATCGAAATAATTGATGTTGAAGACAATATTATATTTCCAGAATATCCAATTGATAATGTTTCATATATCATAAATGGGAATATATTGTATAAATATAATAATAATAAATGGAATGAAATATATGCAAATGTAAGCCAGGTAGAAGTTGAGTTAATTCCTGATCCTATTAAAGATAATTTATATATATATGAAAACAAGTTGTTTAAATATACAGGTACTTGGTATCAAATAGAAGTAATTGTAAGCCAGATAGAAGTTAAGTCAATTATTCAACCTGTTATTAATGGATATTATATCTATCAAAACACATTGTTTAAATTAGGTGAATGGGAATTCGTAAAAAAAGGATATTTTAAAATTAAAATAGTTAATAATAATGATAGTTATTATAAAAATAAATATATTTATATTGGATATGATTATAATATTTATGAAATTAAAAATAGTTTAAATTTTGGAAATAAAACAGAATTATATAAAGGTATGACATATAAGTCTTCTTATTTAAAAACAATATATGATATTAAATATTTAACAGAAATTTCAATAGGTCTTGAAGGTGATAATTTATTTCTAGTAACTTTATTTTTAAAATCAAAAACAAATTCATTATTTCTAAAATACCCGATTTTTTTTAAAAAAAAAGAGGAAGTATTTTTTCCAAATCTTAAAGTATATTTTAATATAAATGAATCTAATGATTATAGTATAATTGATCCAAATGATGTAAATGGTACTAAATATAATAATTCACTTATACCTATTAATTATGATAAAATTATTACTACAACTTTAAATCAAACAAAAATAACAATAAATGACGATTTAATTATAGGTAAATTTTTTGATATTTACGATGGTTATGAAATAAAATCATTATCACCGTATTTAGAATTTAATCCAACTACAAAAAATTTAAAGATAAAATCTGGTTATGATATTTATAATGATGATTTGAATAATCAAGTTAATTTCTTTCATTTTTGGAAACTAGAATTAAAAAATATATCAACTGGATATACAAATATAATAATATTTTGGACATTTTTTACTAAATCAATAAATTTAATTAAAGAATATTTAAAAATTAATGTAGATTCTACATCTGATCCAAAAATTGGGATATCTCAACCATATAGTAATGAAAAAATTAATAACTTTGGTAAAAATCATATACTAATAGGCTCTTACCCTGATATTTTTATACAAGATATTGATAATTTATTTATAAAAAATATTGAATTTGAAGGCAATCTTGCATTTAAATATTATACAGATACCAGACATGAAAATAAAAATATAAAATATGAAATAAAAAAAATAAATTATAATTACATTAATAATAACAAGCCTAGTATTGAAAAACTAAGTGTAAATGTTTTGAAAAATATAAATACAAAACAATACAAAAATCTATACGATAAAATTATGGTTTATATTTTAATATGTTATGATGATAAGGAATTGAAGACTTTAACTGTATTTTTAAAATCTGAACTTGATAAATACACATCATATTTTACTAAAAACTCATTATCTATTTATTATACAACCAGTTTACCACAGTTTGTAAGCAATCCTATAACAATATATCCATTATCTTTAAAAGATAATACTTTATATTCAGTAAATAATTGTAATAAATTATATCTTGAAATGGGTGAAATTATTATTATTGATGATAATTATTTTTATGTTGAAGGCTTGAATGTATTTACTGATAATTATGACTTAAAACTAATAAGAACAGGAAAAGATTTAATATATAAATATTGTGGATATTATACTATTGGTAATTATTTGAGTAAAAATAATAAGATTATACCAGATTTAAAATATGATAATATTAATACATACAAATCTTTAAGTGGTTATAATGATGACTCTTATGGTGAATTATATTATTCGAATATTATGTCAAAGGTATTTATTAAAAATGGAGGATGGTTAGAATATGAAAAAGATATTAATATTTTAAATGAATCATATTTAAATATTAAATTATTACATAATCAAAATAAATTATATCAACTAGATAATTTTGTAAAATTAAAAGTTTTAGATAAAATTATTGATGATAATCGAACTATTTATGAAATAAAAGATATTAAAGATGGAGAAATAATTTTGGATAAAGATTTGTATGAAAGTGATAATTTACTAATGAATTTTAGATTACCGTATCAACCATTTAAGAATAAATACATCAACTTTGATTCAAATGGTAATATTTTATCTGAAATTATTCCTGATAATCAATCTATAATATTTGATTACATTATTCCTATAATTGCTAATAATGAATTAACTACATCTAATCCTGTTGAAATTAACACATATATATTTGAAAACAATAAATTATATAAAGGTACTACTGATTTATGGAAAGAATATAAATTAACCGATCCACCTGTAGATGGAACTTATTTAATAGATAATAATAAATTATACATTGGTACTAATATTGAATGGAAAACTGTTAATGGTAATTATAATATTAAATATGAAGATTATTATGCTGAAATAGATGGAACATTAAATAAATATGAAAATTATTTAATAGATTATAAAATTAATTATATTCATGACATATTTTATATTAAAGATGAACAGAATAATAGAGTAAATCAACAAAACAAATATTATAAAATTAATTCTTATCTCCAAATACCATACTTTGAAAATCAGTATATTAAAACAAATGAACATGGAAAAATATTTTCATTAGATAATAATTTGTTTGTAGTTAGAAATAATAAAATTAATGTCGATAGTACCTTTTTACCTGGTTTTAGAAAAGTTAGAATCTGGGAAACAGATTATTGGTCACAATTTGAAAATGTATTTGATGTACCTAGTAAAGGTGAATATCATATTGATGATAATTACCCGTTTAAATTAAAATTAAAATATGATAATTCAATAGGGGTAAATAGATTTTATTTTAATAAAAAGGAATTAATAATTAATAATAATATTTTTTATTTTTTACAACCTATAAAAATTAGTGGTACTTATAATTATATCAAGTCTATTATAACTTATGATGATGATCCATTAGTTGTTTTTTATTTATTAAATGATATACCTTATACACTTTTACAAGATCAAGAAATAGATATTATATTCTCACCTAAAAAACCAAATAATGTAAATTTATATTCTCAACTCAAGATAAAATATAATTTTGGAATTCAAATTGATAATTACAAAGAATTAAATGATGAAGTTGATTATAATAATACTTATAAACAAATTGAAGTAATTAGATATATTCTTAAAAATGATGAACTAATATTTATTGAAAAAATACGTAATTACAATCCTATTATATTTGAATATGGTAAATCTATAGAATATAATGAAAAAATTAATAACATAAATAAATTAGAAGGATATACTAATGTATATTTTTATAAATATAAACAAATTGATTCAGATGGAAAAATTAATAATTTTGATACATTAATTGGATCATATCATTTAATTATAGAGAAAATAGAAAGTGGTGAAAATATACATTTAGCAAAAATAATATATCCTAATAAACTTAAGATATACACTAAATTCACATCATCTAATAATGATACAATAGTTAACAGAGTTTTTAATATGAAAATAAATAATTTTCAAGAATTTACATATTCACCATTATTACTAACAGAATCAAAAAATTTAATAGAAATTAATAATAATAAAGTTGAAATAATTCAAAAATATAACATTAATTTATATGATACACCCGATATTTTAATCAGCAATAATATAACAACATATAAATATAAATTTAAGGAATTAAATAATGGTATAAATCAAATTTTTCAATACATTTATACTGATGAAAAATTAACTAATAGTTGTAAATTAACTGTTGAAAATAATAATAAAGAATATTCGTTTATTTCTAATAATTATTTATCAAATGATCTAAAAATTATTTATACCAAATTAGATAATTATTTAGTTAGTACTACCAAAAACAAAAATTTAAAAACAACTAAATTATTAAATGATAAATCATTAGAAAAACTTATAAATTCTAACGTTTTAGATATTGAAAATTTTACTTTAAATATGATTGTATCAAAAATTAGTCCATCAAAACCATTATATTATTATAAAACATTAGATAATACTAACTTATTTACATTACAAACCAATCAAACATATTATGTAGATAAAAATAATTTATTGATAGAATTTATAAATCCAAATAATAGAATTATATTGGTTAAAAATGTTATAGATAATGATAAAACTGAATTAAGTAATGATTATTTTACATCTAAATTATATGTTGAAAATAAGATAGATACAAGTTTAATTCTTGATTCAAATATACTATTTAATGATGTTAAACAAATGAAAATTAAATTATTATCTAATAGTTATATTGATGATTCTTCAGTATTTAATTATTTAAAACCGTGGGAAAATTGGTCCTTATTAAATTCAATAAAAAAAATAAGTCGGCTTTCAGATTTTTGTTATTCTGGAAAATTATCTTTTGATGGTACAAAATTAATAATTTTAAATGATCAAACAGGAAAATATATTACAATCGAAGAATATAATAAATTAGGTAAATTTATAGAAAATGTTACTAAATATCAAAAATCAAAAACAAACTTTTTAATTATGAGAAATGAAATTGAACCATATATATTAAATAATTTAACTAATTGGTTATATAATCCATCTTTTTTTCTAGATGTAAAAACAAATATAAATACTTTTTTAAATATGAAATTTGCAGTAACTTTTGATGGAAATAATATTTTATTCAATGATGATCTTAATGTTGAATTATATAATAATGAGGTAGCTAGTTATATCACAAATGAATTTACATACGATCAAGTTGGAAAAACAGTTTATAGATCAGATGATTCTTACAATAAAATTAATGTTCAAATTAATAATTGGATCAATAAAATAACAGATAATAACATTAATACAAGATTCTTTGGAGTTTCAATTCATAAATTATGTAGATATTTGGTAGAAATAGGTCAACAATTAATTGATTTGATTAATTATTTTAATAAACCTTTCATTGATACACCTGAATATTTTTACAATAATCCTCTAAAATTTATAATAAATAAAATGTGGGAAAAATATAGTAATAATAGTAATATTAATTTGTTGAATAAAGAATTTTCTGATAAAATGGAATTAAAATACAACATTGATTACATTAATAACATATTATCAAGTATTAATTATTATAACAATATTACATTTGGTCTTACTGGTATATATTCTAATAATATATATAATAATTTTACTTTTTTAAGAGAATTTACAATATCTAATTTAACCAAATACGACCCAAATATTTTTGCCTATTTAAAACCAACATATAAATTATTAACTAGTGAAATCTATCCATATAAAATAAATTTTAAAGGTAACGAAATTATTCCTAATAAAACATACTCTATAGATTTTCTAAACGGTAAAAAAATTACAGAGGATATTATAATTACTAATCCAGAAATTTATACAGATCAATTAAAATTTTATTCTAGTTATAATATTAAATCTACAGATTTTATAGTTGTTAAACAAAATAATGAATTTACAATAAAAGAAATTACAATTTTAGGAACTAGTTATTTAATAAAGTTTAATAATGATATCAATGTAAATAAAATTGATCAAATCTATTATAGAAGTTATAATTTACCTATTTTATCAATTAATAACACTAGTTATATTAATATTTTAGTTCCATATACCAATGATGAAAAGAATTTATTAAATGAAATTAATATTAATGATTCATTTGAATTGAGAAATAGTATTGGTATTAAATATGTTAAAATTATTAATAATAAACAATATTTGTATTTTTATTCAAATAAATTTGTTTTTATTGAAAATAAAACAGTAGTTAAAACAAAATCTAATATTTATATTCTACATAATGATGGTATTGGATATTTTATAAAAGGAATAAATATTGAAAGTACAGAATATGACATTAATATTATAACTATGGTTAATTTAATAGAAATTAAAAATATGAAAGAAATTATGATAGATTTTAAAACTGAACCTTTAATTACTGATTCTAAAAATAGACCGGTTAATGATAATATAATTATACCATTTGAATATGAAATCTATAATAGTACAAATAAAATTAGTATTAATCCTATTAAAATAAATACATATGGAGATGGAAAAATTATTTTTAATTTTACTAATGACGACTATAACAACATAATATACTATGATTTGAAAAATTTTGATAAAATTAAACAAGTTAAAAAAGTTGATCATGAAATAACCAATAAAATAAATAATATTGAATTATATGATGAATATTTATATCAATTTGAAAATTATATTGAAGGAACTAATGATCTAAATGATACTAAAATATTTTTGTATAATAAAGATAGTACTAATTTACAAGACCATGATCAAATAAATGCTGTTAATGGAATTTTTGAACCAACCTCAAATAAACTAGATAAAACTTCTATTTTTATAAAAAAGAACAAAGTAAAAAATCAAACTATATTTTCAGTTAAAAAAAATTATACTAATTTAAATAATATTTATTTCATTCAAAAAAATTCATGGATTATTCAAAGTTACAATTTAGATTCAAATATGATTACAATAGTAATTTCTAATGATTTTAGATTTTTATTAGAAGGTGAATATTATTACCAATTTGGTAAACAAGGTCAAGAGAAAAATATCCTAAAATATGATATAAAAATAGAATCTATTAATAATATTTTATATTTATCATTCCCATGGATACATGAACCTATACAAGGTAATGCTAATTTCTTTCAATATTATATAGAAAATAAAATACCAGTTACTAAGCCTATTAATAACAGAAAAGCTAAAATAACTATTGATTATCCATATCAATATAAAAATAATGTTTTATTTTATACTCTACCTTATTCAGGAACATGTAAAGAATTTGGTAATTATTTGTATAAATTAAAGACACTTGATTTATCTAATAATAAATTAACTATTACTGAAAATAGTAATTATAATGGTGAATATGAAGGTGGTATTTGTGATGAAGTTATTTATTTATTTAAATCTGGTAGTCAAATTAATGGAAAATTATTTGATAGATTTTTTGATAAAGATGGATATATTTATTTAATATTTTCAGTAGATGAAAAATTAGACTTGTCCAATCAAATTATTTATACTTATAGATTAGCTGATTTTGTTGATAAACAAATTTTAAAACTAGAAGAATATCAAACATCATTTAATTTAGTTGATTATTATGAACAAACAAAATCTAATGAAATATTTTTACTGGTAAAAGATGATATGAAACCATATTTTAACTCTTTTGATTTAATACAAAAACCAAGTAAATTTTATTTAGTATCATATATACCATACACATTAACAAATATTTTTAATGAAAATAAGTTTATACCAAATAAAGAAATGCAAAAAAATTATTCATTTAAATCAGAAGAAATTATAACTTATGAAAATATTAATTGGAAACCAGTTCATAAAATGTTTGAGTATATTAGAATATATTTTAACGATCAATTAATGGAAGAATTAAATGAGGATGTATTTTTAATTAATTATTTTTTATATTATAGTGATGAAAGAAGAAAAAAATCAAATAATATTACTAAAATTCGAAAAACAAATGAAGAAAAATGGCAATTTTATATTCCATTAATTTTTTGGTTTACTAACAAACCAGGTTTATCAATACCATTAATTTCATTACCATATACTCAAATTAGATTAGTTTATAAATTAAATGATATTAAAAATGTAGTTACTAATAATTTGAATGGTGCTAAATTTAGATATAAAAATCAAGGAGTAGACATTTTAAAAAATAATCCGGAAATGACAATTTATTTAAATACTGATTTTATATTATTAGACACACTTGAAAGAAAATTATTTGGATCATTAAGTCATGAATATATGATAGAAAGATTTATTAAATCACCTATTAATTTTATAAATAATCCAGTTTTAGATACCAAATCAATAAAATTAAGTGGATTAATTAAAGATATTCATTTTATAGCTAAACCAATTAATCATACAGACGTATCATATTATCCTGAAGTTATTACAAATTATGATGTACGATATACTAAATATTTAATAGCTTTAAATTATTATAATCAATGGATTAAAGATAATAAAATTTATAAATCAACTGACCAACAAAAATATAATTTGGAAATAGAATGGATTGATAACATTAATTTGTACTTGAATCAATATTTTAATCTTACAACAAAACAAATTAATGATCCTGAAAAAATGAAAGAGTATCCTTATTATGATATTCAAAGATTAATTAATCAATTTGGAAAATGGTCTATTTACGACAAAGATTTATTAAAATATTTATATTTTTTCCAAGTTACTTATTTAGAAAATATATGGGAAAAATATTATTATACAAATGATGAAACATTAAAAAAAGAATATGGAAAGAAATTAGATTACAGTCTTACAATTTATTTAAAATATTTATATTCAAATAAAAAGATAGTTAATGAAATATCACCAGTTGAATCAATGATTATTAAAGTTGATGGAACTAATTTATTTGCTGAAAGAGATTATAGATATTTCTCTGATGTTTTACCTTATCAAAAATTTAAAAATAGTGCACCTACTGGATTTTATTCATATACATTTTCACTATATCCATTAGAAGATCAAAATTCAGGTCATTTAAATTTTTCACATTTTAGTAATATAGAATTAACTGTAAAATCCAACCAAGAAGCATTTAAAAATTATGGTTCATATAACTTAAATATGTGTGTTAAAGAATATAATATATTAAGAATAATGAGTGGTTTAGCATCTACAGCTTGGATAGACTAAATATTAAAACCCAACCCACCAATTCCATGAGAAACTCTAAATAAATTATATTGAATACCATAACATCTAACAATAACAGAATTTTGATAATTAATTATTGGATTCATTTTAAATTGTAAATAACTATCATCTACTTTACTAAAATTCATAGTTCCTGAAGGTTGAAGTTCTGTTGGATTTAAACCAAAAGAGTAATAATATACGCCAAATTGTTTATTCATTATTTTTGATTGATAAATTGGTACATTTATATAATATTGGTTAGAATCTAATTCCATTCTTTTTATTGAATTTATTAATAATGAATTGTTTAATATGAGATAATCTTTATTTGTATTTGGATAAGTGCTATAATTAAAAAAATCTTTTGATTCAATGTTTGATTTTAATATTGCTCTCCAAGCTATAAACTTAATTGGATTTATAAATGGTATTTTATAAATTGAATTAATTGAAGTTATCAACTGTTCTGGAATAGTCTGAATAACCGGAATTAAGTATTCATGTGAATTATTCAAAAAATTATATCTTTCAAAATTATCTAAATAAATATAACTAACTAATAAATAAGATTTAATAAATGATGGTTTAATAAAATTAAAATAATTTTCATCTTCTACTACTAATGTATTCGATTTAATAAAAAGTTCAAATTTAGTCTTTTCTCCTTGTAGTTTTAATTTTGTATCTTGATCATTATTTGGTATTTTAAACTTTCCTTTTATTTGATTATAAAATATTTTTTGATTTAATTGATCAAAATAAATGAATTCTCCTATAATTTTTTCATTTTGATATATTTGATAAAAATATTCACCTGGTTCTAATATACAAAAATTATTGGTTACATTAATATAATGACTTGGTGATATTTTGTAACATGATTCAAAATTATTTAAATCAATATGAATTTTGATATCATGATGAGATAAAGCTATTAAGGGTAAACATAATCCAGTATCTTGACAAAACCAAAAAGAAAGAGGTATATATAAATTATGGGTTGGTTTATTATCTGAATATTCATATAATTCTTTGATATTTCCTATCATTTTATCATATGATTTTCTATGTCCCATTCCTATTGTCATTTCATTCCATATATTTAACCAATCACCATAATGTCTATCAATTATTGTTCCTCCTATTTCTAATTCAATATAATTAATTAATACCAGACCTATTTTTTTAACCCAAGCAAATTTTTTCTGAGAATTTTCACTAATAATATCAGGTAATTCAACATATAGATATGTTAGACCCATTAAATCAGCATTTTTACCAATATTTACAGTACATTTGCGTCCAAAATCCGGTGTTGTTTTAAAATATTGTGGTGTTGGTTCTATAGAATAATTAGTATGTCGTTTATATGCTATTTTAAAAAATGTTATTTCTGGTTGAGCTGATAAATATATATTTTCTTTTCCAACTGAAACCAATATTAAAAGTCCTAAGCCCATTATACTTGAATTAGAAATTTGATCTTTAAATATTTATTAAAATTAAAAAAAATAATAATAAATAATTATTTAATTAATTGGAACAGTCTTTTTAGTAGTTGGATTTGTTTTATTTGAAATTTCATTAACTTTTTCAGCAATAGCTTGGATAATTGACATTAAACTATTTTGTTTTCTTGAAACTTTATCAAAATAATTATCACGAGCTTTAGTAAATTCTTTAAGATGATCAACAGTAAGAGATGTTTCTTTATCAGTTTGACCAAATACTTGTATTAAATCAGCATATCTTTCAGCAAATGCAATAAATTCGTTCAATTTTAATTCATTATTTTTTAATGATTCAATAAGTTCTTTAATCTTTTTCTCATCTTCTGGTTCAATATCTTTATTATAAACTTTTAATCTGGCTTTGAGAGTATTATATTGGTGATCAATCAAATCAGCTCTTAATGGTACTAATTGAGGTCCTCCACCATTTAATACAAATCTAACAGTAGGATGTATATTTTGTCTTAAATTAATTTCTGTTCTTAGTCTTGAGTCATTTAAAGCATTTCTAACACGTAATATTGCTGACGTATATGATTTTTTAGGTACTGCTTCATAAGTTAATCCTCTTTTAGCTAATAATGTTCCTTTAAAAACTGTGGAAAGATCAGATGGTTTATCACCATAATAATCTTTATTAAGAATTGAAGGATTATCATTAACTTTTTTAATTATTCCATTAAGATATTCTTGTAATTTTACGTTTTGAGAAATTGCTAATTTTTCATCTGGTTTTAATTTACCATTTTTTTCACATGCATTTAACCATTCTGACCAAGTTTGAACCATTTTAAAAGATCTATTAGCTTGTTTACTGAATTCATCATATGTTTCAAATTCGAATGATTTTAAAGTACGGTAAGCCATTTCTGGTAACATATTAGCAACTTCATTAGCTGCATTTGCCCAAAAAGTTGGTTCTGTTAAAAACTTTTTGCAATTAGCAACATTACCATTTGTAATACAGTCACCAAAATATTCGGCACAAGTTAAAGTATTACCATTATTGGAGATTGATTTTGGAACACCTAAACCAAAACATTTATCGTCTTCTTTTAATGATGCCAAAACTTTATCATCAGAAGTGTCTACACATTTTTCAGTTCCATTGGGTAATCTTTCCCAAAGTGTACCATCTAATGATTTACGATAATATCTTTCATTAGAAAGAGTCCCACTTTGAGATACGGGTCTCTCATCAAACCAGTTTGAAACAGAAACTTTAGTTTTTTTAGTAGATTGAAATAAACGTTTTAACATAAATGCATCTTGTCTATATGAAAATTGTTTGGCATTCATAATATCATTAGTAATTTTAGTTTCAATTTGAGTCATAAGTTGATCAGCAGCAACTTGTGTAGCAGCATTACCATTAACAGCGTTCCAATCACCCAAAAAATTTGCCATATTAGTAACGGCATTTGAATCGTTATATCGGGCATCAGTAGATGCATTTAATAAAGCACCAGTAGTAGGGTCAGTAATAGCACTCCAAGCAAGATATTGAGCAATTTGAACACCATTAGCCTGACCTGCAGGTGGAACTGCAGTTGGAGCTGCTGTAAATGTTAATAATGCTATTAAATTACCAGCGTTTCCCACCAGGGTGTTAAGAAGATCTGCTCTTACATTAAGATTTCGTCCTACAGCAGATCTATCTGCAATTAGTGCATTTGCTTGTAGATTTTTAAATGAGAAATCAGTAGCTGTTCCCCACTGTGATCTAGTAGGCATTACAGTTATACCACCTGCATTAGTTAAAGTAGCTAACAATTTCTCGCTGATAAATAAAGCCACAAGTTCTTCAAATGAACCGGGTTGAGCATTAGCAAGTTTTTGAATTAAAGCCAAAATGGCATCACCTGCTCCTGTACTATTGGCATTTATATTTGCCATAGATAATCCAGATCTTTGGCGCATAACACTAGCAAGCCAAAATACCCATTCAACATGAAGATCATTATCTCCTAAACCATATTTTTTATTATCTTTAAAATAAATAGAATTTGCAGCTTCCATATTATTAACATCAATATTTAAATCAGTTGGTCTATAACCTATTTGTGCACCTCTCTGTTTTTGAGCATGATGTTTTAATTCACTCATAAATAATCTAGAACGAAAATCTCTATTAGAACCTGTATGAAAATTTGAAAATAATACAATACAGTCATCATAATTTATACTTGGTACTGTTGTTGACATTTATATATATTAGAGTTTAGAAAAAAAATTTATTATAAATATTTTTCTAAATATTTTTTACTAAATTAATTTTTTTCTTTGGTATTATAATGTTACATCAAAAATGTTTTTGTTTACCTTTATGGGTTTGGTTAGTTGTTATTGGTATTGCTGTCTATTATTATTGTTATGCTCCTAAAAATAAGGATGAAAAACCAAAATCTAAGGATGAAAAACCAAAATCTAAAGAACAAAAAAAAAAAGAAAAATTTACAAATTCTAAACTAAAAATTTATAATTTTAATACAGAATGGTGTGGATGGTCTCAAAGATTTCAACCAGAATGGGAAAAATTTACTCAAGCCGTAAATAATGACTCGAATTTAAGTAAATTTGTGGAAGCTATTGATATAAAATGTGATGATCCAAATAATGAAGAAATGTGTGAAAAATTTAATGTTCCTGGTTATCCATATGTAGTTTTAGATAACAATGGTAAATACGAACCTTATAATGGTGAAAGAACAGTAGAAGCATTATTATCATTCGTTTCATTGAAATCATAAGTTTTTCCAAAAATCTAAAGATTTTAGTTAGACGTTTCATCTAGACAATAAATCTGATAATTTTTTAATTTCTTTATAAAATTCAAGTTGTTTAAAACGTTCTGTATTAAAATCACTAAAACCATATAATGCACCATACCATGTTCCTCCTATTGATGCTGTAGTATCTGAATCACCTGGATGAATTGAAACTAATGTCATAAATATATCCCAATTACATTGAATATTATCAATATCCAATGTTTTTGATCCCGGTGATATCATTGATGTTAATAAACAGTCATATGCATAAATACACGAATCTAATCCAGAACTACCAAGTTTATTCCAATAACCTTCTAAATTAGTAAATCCTTCTCCTTTTAAAACCATTGCTTTAATTTTTGGATTAGGAAAAAAACCCATTAAAAAGTCTGCTCTATGATCAGGAAAAATAAAATTATCCAAACTATTTTTATATTTTAACTTATTAACCCTAGTTTCTTGATATCTTTTCCAATAACCCATAAATTCATCCAAGTCTTCTAAATTATGATCAACAGGATAATATTTTTTAATTGTTTTATTATTATATAGTTTAATTAATTCTTCACACCATTTGTAAACTGGTATATTATTCATTGCAAAAGCGGTAAATAATGCGGTAACCATTCCACCAAGAAAACCAATGTAATAATTATGTGTTAATCTTGATGCACATATAGATTCTTCAATAACTTTTTCTATATTTTTAAACCAATATATACCTATTGGTCCTGTTCTCATAGATGCACCATTTCCACCCATATCAGTTTTTATTGGTAATGTCGCAATTGTCATTCCTCTTTTTAGTAATTTTAGGGTTTCTATAGTATTAATACCACTAGCTCTTTTTGTGTCATATAACAAATCAAAATATTTTAAATAAGCATCTTTATAATTAACTTCTCCACCATCCTTAATTACGGCTTCACAAGTAGCTATAATCATTATGGTATCATCCGAAGAAATCCAGTTCGTAATATCAATATGATGAGCACCTCCTAATATCATATATTGATGGTTCATAAATGCAAATACATTAATATATGAACTTAATGTTTTAGTAGGAATATTATAATTAAATTCCCATATTGCATTTTTAAAACCAAGTGTTTCAAAATATGATGCAAACATTAGACTTGCTTCTATTTTTTCATTTATTTTTACCATTATTAAATACCTAGAAATTATTAAATATAAACTATTTAAACAAAATTTATAATATATATATTAATGTCTAAAGTAGAAATTGATTTTAATAATTTAAAATATAACTTGTATGAAATTCTTAATATACCATCTAATTCAGATGATATTAAAATTAAAAAGAGTTTTATGAAAATAATAAAAAACTTTCATCCTGATAAAAATTCAGAATTAGAAGAAGATATTTACTATCATATTATTTTAGCTAATCAAATTTTATTAAATAAGGATTCTCGAAGAAAATATGATGATTTCTTACTTGGTTCTGCTGAAACATTTAATGAATTAAAAAATTCTTTTAAAAAAACTATCCAAGATGTAGAACATTTATTTCCATCAAAAGATGATAGTAAAGCACTATTTGAAAATAAAATACAAGAATTTAATAGAAAGCATGGATTCGATAATAATGAATCAGTTGGATCAATTATGGAAAAATTTAATAAAATCAAAGAAAAAAGATGTTATAATGAATTTCAAATAGATAAAGAAGAATTTAAATCTGTAGATGAATTTAATAATAAATTTAATATTAATAAAGAAGAAGGTGGGAAATTTAGTGATCAAATAGTAGAATATAAAGGGTGTCCTGCTGAATTATCAACATATGTTATAGGTGAGACTTATACTAATTTAAATGATATTGATAAATTATATTTAGAAGATTCCGTGCAAAGTAGTAAATACTCAAGTTTGGATAGAGCATTTACACTTTTACCAAAAACAGAAAATAATTCAGTAATTTCAGTTGAAGATAGAATGAAAGAATATCAAAATCACACTGATATGTATAAAAATATGAAACCGACTGATTTCTCAACTAAAAAATTTAATGAATGGCAATAAAAAAATTGAAAAAAAATATTGATATTAATTTTTTTTTTCATATTTCAATGTTCAGCATTTGGTTTTGGTTTTTCTTTCTTATTCTTGCGTTCACACTTTGCTTGTGCATCTTTGACGATAGTGTCAATGTGCTAGCTAACAATCTAATTGTTTTGCTTCCCACAGTTGGTTACCTGATTTTTATTTCTTGGATGTTGGAATATGTGATAGTGAGAACATTCAAAGGAAGTGAAGGCGAAGCATTCGCCACCTTACTTTTGACAGTATTAACATCATTGTCAATTTATGGTCTAATTGTGCAATTTAAAAACTCACCTCAGCATGAAAATTAATTTAATTGGTAACAGGTTCTGTAGCTGGTTCTGTAGCTGGTTCTGTAGCTGGTTCTGTAGCTGGTTCTGTAGCTGGTTCTGTAGCTGGTTCTGTAGCTGGTTCGGTAGCTGGTTCTGTAGCTGGTTTGGTAATAGGTTCTGTAACAGATTTATTATATGATTCGGTATTTATTTTAATAGCTTCTTCATCTTGAATAAATTTTAAAGCAAAACTTTCACCCATGTTAATTAAAGCCATTTTTTTTTCTTTAGATAATTCAAAATTTATAAATTCTTTATTTTTTGGATTAATTTGTATTATTTTATAATTATTATTGATATAATCTTTTATAGAAATAGAGTCAGCTAGTATGTTTAAACACCCTATAAAAAATTCATAAATATTATCCATATTATTACAAGAACTATGATTAATATAAATACCTAAAGTTGTTTTAGGATTGCAATAATTAATTGGAAAATTATTAGTAAAGCTACCATCAACATAATATTCATTATTAAAAAATACTGGTTCAAAAATGAATGGAACTGATATACTAATTCTAACAGCTGTTATTACTGACATTTCAGGATGAGTTTCATAATTAAAGACAACCTCTTTACCTTTAGAATAATTGGTACCTATGATAGTTAATTTTTTATGAGTTAATTTATAAAGATCCAAAAAATTAATATCTTCTAAATTATATTTTTCTTTTAAAAAACTCGATAATAATACCATAATTTTAATTCCATTATTTATTCCAAATAATTTTAATAAATTATCAATATCAACATCTGATTGCAATGATTGAAAATTAAAATCTAAAGTAAATTCTTGTATATCAGGAATAGAATATCCCAAATTTAATAGATAGTTTAACATAGATCCAATAGATGTACCAACATAATTATTAATTTTATCAATATCTATAATTGATTTATTTATGAGGTTATCCAATACTCCAATAAAAGCAAAACCTTTAATACCTCCACCACTTAAACACAAAGTGTCGTAAACATTCATTTAAATATTTTAGTGTATGAATCTTTAAATAAAAAATTCTAGATTATAGTAATGGTTAAAGCTAATGAATTAATAAATTCTCAAAAAGAAAGAGATGAAAGAAAAAAAGATACATTTGAAAAAATTTTTATTTATGTAGAAAAAAAAATTATAACAGCAAGTTCAGGTAATTATTATTATACTTGGTATCAAATACCTGAATTTTTAGTAGGATTACCTTTATATTCTATAATAGAATGTAAATCATATATTGAAAAAAAATTAAAATCTAATGGTTTTGACACAGAATTTTATGAACCAAATATAATTCATATAAAATGGTTTCCAAAAGAAAAAAAATAGTTATTTTTTTTGATTTGTTATTTTGTTATATTATTCACTAAATTAAAAAATAATAATATTGATATTCCAACTAAAATAATTACAATTGTATCTTTATTGTCATCTATTAGACATTGAAATTTTTCAATTATATGAGGTTTAAATTGATTTTTCATTTTATTATAACACTTCCTACAACTTTTAACGTGAAGCATAAAATCATCACATGAAATAATCTCTTGATGAATATGATCATAATTATCAACTTTTTTAACTTTGTTGATAGTTCCTGATTTTTTATTAGTATAATCTAAATTAATTATTTTTTCTTTTTTTGGGGGAGCATTTTTATGATTTATATATTCATCAATTTGGTTACTCATAGAATTGCAGCCTTTACCCCATGCATCTTCTATCGAACAATAGTTCATATTCTATTGTCTAATGCTAGATATTAATTTCTAAATTAAAATAATGAATTTTAATAAAATACACGAATTAAAATCAAATAATTTATTTAAAATATTTTTATTAATTAGTTTATTTTTTTTATACAAAACTAATAAAAAAATAGGATTATTTTTGACTGTTTTTATAGTTTTATGGTACTGTTCATCTACTTATGAAAAATTTTCAGAAAAAAATTTAACAATAGAAAAAGCTATTGAAAATGTTAATCCTGAAAAATTAAGAATTGGTCACACTATAAATGTTATAAGATTTGAAGAATTATGTCATAAAATACTGTCAAAAGCAAAGAAAGATAAAAAACTTTTTGATTTAATAAAACAAAAAGTTATTAAAATTTATGGAAAATTAAATACAAATAAAGACTTGGCAAAATATTTAAAATTTAATAATTTAATAAATAATTCAAATTTACCTGTTTTTATAAATGAAGCTGAAGATGTTATTTTGATAAATGAAATTAAAATTTTAGTTTTAACCATGAATAAAAAAGATTTTGAAATATTATAATATAAATTTATTAAAAAAATAATCTAATTATTATATATATAGTATGGAAGTTGTTAATAACAAATATGTTTCTACAGCTATAACTATTGGTTTAGGTTTGTATGCTGCTTTATTAGGACCAAATTTACCTACTTTTGTTAAAGATTTATTTAAAAATACCCTGTTTAGAATTTTAATTTTATTTTTAGTTGTAGTAAGAGGCAATAAAGATCCTAAAATGGCTATTATGATTTCTGTAGCTTTTGTTCTTACCCTTGATTATGTCTATGTAAGAGATGCCAAAGAAACATTTCAAAGATTAGAAGACAGCGTAGAAGAAGGTATGGAAGACAGCGTTGAAGAAGGTATGGAAGACAGTGTAGAAGAAGGTATGGAAGACAGTGTAGAAGAAGGTATGGAAGATATCGAAGAAGGTATGGAAGACAGCGTTGAAGAAGGGATGGAAGACAGCGTTGAAGAAGGTATGGAAGACAGTGTAGAAGAAGGTATGGAAGACACTGTAGAAGAAGGTATGGAAGACATCGAAGAAGGTATGGAAGACAGTGTAGAAGAAGGTATATAAATTAGTGTAAATAAACGATAAATTGAACATAACACTAATAGTCTAATTAACATTTTACACTCTTGAAGATTTAAAATGAGACAAAACGGCGTTAGATACAATACAATAACAATAAATATTAAGAGTCATATAATGAATTGTTCGTGCAGTTCCTGCTTTTCTCTTATAAGAAGTTTACAGTTTGGCATAATAAAAATACACATTAAAACTCATCAGTTATATTTGACGATACAACATACTCAAAATTTACATTTTCCTGGAATAGATAAACCTTGAAGAATCGCTTTTTGTCTCATTTTAAATCTTCAAGGGTCTAAATGTGCAAACATGTAAAAAAACATAAATTATAAATTTTATTTTTTAGTTAGTTATTTAACTATAAATTAAAATGATTGCGTTAAGTTAAAGGAAAGAATATATATATTTATATAATGTCAGATTCAGAAACTTCATCGTCGGAAATTAAAGTAAAATATCAAAATTCTAAGGGAGATAATTTATTAGAAGATAAAACTAATGAAAAAAAACAACAAACAACAGATACAGATTATTACTTTAGAATGATTGCAAATCCAAATAAAATTACTTTAAAATCTAAATCAGTAACAGAAACATCTGAATTAGATAATATGTTAAAAACAACAGAATCAGAATCAAGTAAAAAATCTATTAAATCTTCAAATTCAAATCAATCTAGCTCAAAATCATCATCATCATCATCTAAAAAAACATCTGAATCAAGGGTTAAATATGAACCAATTAATGTTGTACCTAATATTATTCCACCACCTATTTTAAAAGCTCCTTTAAATCCAGTCCCAAATATACAACATTTACCAGTAAATAATAATGTTACAATTGATGATAAACCAAAACCTTTAACTCAACAAGAAATTAGAATGAAAAAAATAGAATTATTAAGAAAGTTATGTGAGATTAAATCAAAAGGTTATCAATTATCGAAAGAATATGATTTTAATTCATCATTAGAGGAAATGGAATATGAATATGAATTACTAAGAAGTTTTGCTGATAAAAGAAATGGGGTTAAAGTATTTAAAAATGGATTATTACAAGCTGTATCAGTAATAGAGTTTTTAAATGATAAATATGATCCTTTTGATTTTCAATTATCTGGATGGGGGGAACATATGTCTGTAGAAGTAGATTCATGGGACGATGTTTTAGAAGAAATATATGAAAAGTATAAAGGTACAGGAAAGAAAATGGCACCTGAAGTTAAACTTGTTTTTTTAATTATAGCATCAGGATCAGCATTTCATTTTACTAAATCTCAATCAAATAAATTACCAGGATTAGATTCTATGTTGTCTTCAAATCCTGCATTATTAAGTAAAATTATAAATCCAAGTAAAAACGAAAGTTCACAATTTATGACTCCACAAGAATTAAATATTGAAAAACAAAGAGAAGAATTACGTAAAAAAGATGCAGAAAATAAACAAAAAATTCAACAACAATTATACGTTGAACAATTACAATCTCAAATTAAAAAACAAAATGAATTATTATCTAAAAAATCAGAACCAACTTCTTATGGTGCGGGATTTGGAAATATTTCATTAAACGAACCACAACCTTCTAATTCTAAAATGTCTGGATTGCCTAAACAAATTTCAAGTAATCAATTAAGACCAAATTTAACAGATATACGAGCACCTGAACAAGTTAAAAGTATTTTAGATAGATTACATAATATTAAACCTACAAATATGAAATCAAATAATACAGACACACAAGATGAATCATCAAATAATGATAGAATTATAGAGGAATCTACAGTAAGCGAATCTAATAATAAGAAACCCGTAAGAAAACAAAAAAAATCTAATATTTCTATTTTTTAAATTAATATTTTTTAAATTAATTTAATTAATACCTTTTTGTATTTTTATTTGAGCTAACATATCTTTTAATAGTTGTATTTCATCATCTTTTTCTTTTAATAATTTATCTTTAACTGTTAATAATTGATTTACATTATGTGATTGTATAAAATAATTGGATTCAGATGAAGTGGAACTTGATGGTCTTGATCGCTTATCATCTGGAGATTTTTTTAATCTAGATCTTAATAATTTCCAGTTTGATCGTTTTGGTTCTGATGAAGTTGGGCTTAATGGTCTAAATTGCATAGACTCTAAAGGTGATGTTGCACTATTAACTGGAGATAGTCGTGGTTCTGATGAAGTTGGGCTTAATGGTCTAGATTGCATAGACCCTAAAGGTGATGTTGCACTATTAACTGGAGATCTAAATAATGACCATTTTGATTGTCTTGGTTCTGATGAAGTTGGGCTTAATGGTCTAGATTGCATAGACTCTAAAGGTGATGTTGCACTATTAACTGGAGATAGTCGTGGTTCTGATGAAGTTGGGCTTAATGGTCTAGATTGCATAGACTCTAAAGGTGATGTTGCACTATTAACTGGAGATCTAAATAATGACCATTTTGATTGTCTTGGTTCTGATGAAGTTGGGCTTAATGGTCTAGATTGCATAGACTCTAAAGGTGATGTTGCACTATTAACTGGAGATCTAAATAATGACCATTTTGATTGTCTTGGTTTTGATGAAGTTGGGCTTAATGGTCTAGATTGCATAGACTCTAAAGGTGATGTTTCACTATTTACTAGAGATTGTGAATGTTTAGATGAAGTTGGGCTTAATGGTATAGATTGCATAGACTCTAAAGGTGATGTTTCACTATAAACTGGAGATGTATTAAATTTTAAATTCGAAGGTTCATATGTTGAACGTGATGATCTACTAGTTTCAGATGCAATTCTTGGTAATTCAGATGAAGTTAAATTTGATTTTGTATTGTCTCTTTTTAAAAATGGTAATATTTTATCATAAAAAATATTAGTTGAAACTTTATCAGCACCACCGATTGCATCAATTATATTGATAAAATTAGGAGTTTGTATAGATGTTTCAGTTAAATCTAATATGGAAGTATTTTTTTTTGATTCTTCAGAAGTTTCTCCTCCAATTTGACTATTTTTTAATATTTTATTCATAATTTTTGAAATATATTCTGATGAGTAAGTATTTACTAAATTATCAATTTGATAATCTCCTGAATTATAATTATTAGATAAATTTTGTAATATTTGCATATTTTTGTCATTTGAATTACTTATAATTTTATTAAAAATTATTTTAAAGTCTGATTTTGATATTTTCATTAGTATATATATATTATAGAATAAATATTCTTGAAAATCTTTAAATATTTTTTTTTTTAAATTTAAAAATAAAATATATATATATGAATAATGTCTGAAATTATAACTAAAAAAAAAAGAGGTCGTAAACCAAAAAATTATAATATTTTACCAAAATTAGATGTTAAATTAACAGATGAAAATGTTAATTCAGAAGATGAAAAAATTATATTTCATATACCTATAACAATAGATGAAATAAATAATCAAGATAATTCTTTATTTATAAAAACAGAAAATGAAATTAAAAATCTTAGTAATAAATTTAATTTACAAAAAATAAAAACATCTGAAGAATCAGATTCTACCGAAACATTAAAATCATCAATTAATAGTAACAAACTTTTATTAAATAACAATGTTAATAAAATATTAATTCATAATTTAAAATTTAATAAAAATACAAGATGTTGGTGGTGTAGGAATAATTTTAGTTCATCACCATGCGAATTACCAGAAGATTATTTTAATAATACATTTTATTGTATTGGTCATTTCTGCAGTTATAATTGTATGAAATCATATAATTTAGATTTAAATGATTCATTATCATCAAAAAGAGAATCATTAATGAATTTATTATATTATCAAACATATTCCTTGTATAAATTTATAAATCCTGCACCGCATTGGATGTGTTTAGAAGAATATGGTGGTAATTTAAGTATAGAAGATTTTAGAAAAAATTCATTAGTTAATTCAAAAGAATATCTAGTTTTACATCCTCCACTAATATCTAGACAAATGCAAATTGAAGAATCTTATAAATTATCCAAATTAAAAGAAGTTCCAATTGATAAAGTAAATAAAATTTACTCAGAAATAGATTCAGATTATATTATTAAAAGATCAAAACCTATTCAATCATCTCAATTAAATTTAGAAACAACAATGGGATTAATTAAAAAAAAACCATCAAAATAATATTATAAATCTACTCCAAAAAAATTATCTTTTTCACTATATCGATATGCTTGATATTCATCAATTAAAACTTTATTATTATATCCAAGGTTTTTAAGAAAAGTAATAATTTTATTTTTTTTACTAACTTCCATATTATTCCATTCCTTATCAATTTGTTGTTTATATTTTTTATCAAAATAATATTTGGCATGCAATTTTTCATGTAATAAAAATTTAGAATCATAAATACCAACAACATATTCAATATTATTTTTTTTAACAAAATCATAAATACGATCTGATTTTTTTATAAAACTAGCTGGGAAATTATGTCCTTCT